ATCGAGCAGCGTCGGCTCTATCGCCTGTTCCCAAATATCACGCATGCCCTTTTTAACCAGGCTGCCTTCGTCGATGATGACTTTGTGATATTTACGGGAACGGCCAGCGTCCGGGTTGTCCAGCGTCCAGAATTCAACCTGACCACCGCCGATCGTCTCAATTATCGAATCCGTCTTGCTGGAACTGGTTGTGATCGGCTTGAGCAGATCACGAATGGCCTTAAACGAGGGAAGTAGGATTTTATAGGACGGCGCAAACCAGCCCACGCGCATCTGTTTTGCCGCCCAGTTGCCGCCAGCCTGCTCTAACATGGTGGTTTTGCCAAAGCGGCGACCGGCGCGGATCACTTTCCGCTTCGCCGGCGAGCGATAAATTTTCTTCTGCCCGTCATGGAACGGCAGGAACGTGATCGTGTGTTCAGTCGCCATCGGGAGAATTCACCAGGTTGATAATAATTTGAGGCTCACCGCCCTCATTACTTTCTGCGGCGGCTTTTCCTCCTTTGGGCTGCATTAATTGAATCAGCATTTGTCGTGCCGATTTTTTATCTTCGGTTAAAACCTCAATGCCATTTTTGGTCTGCTTCACGCCGAGGAAATAAGCGTGCTCATTAGCGTCAAGGTCGCGGGTGTCCCCTATCAACAATTCCCCTTCGCCCTCGCCATTACAGCGCGGACAATCCGGGTTAGGGTCAGCGTTTGTGACAAAGCCAAGGCCGCCGTATTCAGGCTCTGACCGTCCATCTTTCATTGCTTTTGCAGCGGCGCGGTCGTACTCCTGAATATCTCGCCATTGGTATAAATTATTTTCGCCCCAGCAGTGGCGGCAATTCACACGGCGGTATTGCGTCAGCGCGTTAGGGTCGGCCCGCGTTATCGCCACCAGCTGATCGACAATTTCATCAAGGTCTGCGGTGTAGCGTTGCCGGAAGCGATTTAACAGCGCCCTGATAGCCTTCGAAACCTTAACATTCCTATACAGCCGGCTGGCAGCAGCATAAGCAGCGTTGCCTTCGCACTTGTAGCCCGCTTTTCTATACGCCTCGACTCTGTTTTTTGTTTTTACGTACCAATAAACAAAAAGAGCGTGCTGGTCAGAAAGTCCGAATTCATCAGGATCAAATGCCAGATCAAAATCGTCCTCTGAGGATTTTTCTTCATTGGAAATTTTCCGGCGCGGCTGTTGGAAGCCATCAGGATCTTGCTGCTTTTTTTGGGGCGTTTTTTTTGGGGCAGAATTATTTTTTGCCCCGTTTTTTTGCCCCGCTTTTGCCCTTGCCCCTTTAGTACGCTTCCAGCCGTTTTTACCCGCCATGTAACGCAGGGCTTTTATCGTGATTCCGTGCTTATCCGCTACATCCTGGAGGGAAAGCACGCCAGCACAGAAATCACGCTCGATTGCTTTCCCATCAGGCTTGCTCATCAGTCACTGTCCTGTTGTTTCTCGCGCCTCAGCAGTTCTTGAAATGCTCGCGGATCTCCGCCTTTGGCTTTTCGGTATAACGCAGTCCGTATTTCTGCTTCTCCTTTTGCCCTACCTTTTCGAATGGCCTCGCGGAATGCAGCAATCTCCCCCGGCTCCCTTTTCAGTTCGCCAAGGTCAATATCAAGCACGTCAGCAATTTGTTGTTCGGTCATCCGGCAAGCAGCCAGCGACTCAACCTTCCGATAAGGAATCATGCATCACCCCCGTTTTTATTCGGGGAGGATTTCTGGTATTTCTCGTGCAGTATTTTTACAGCAGCGTTATTCCATGAGACTTTGTGGTGAATACGTTTGTGAATGGCCCCCATCAGTGAAATTTTTACGCATGACGGAGAAAACATCACCGAGTAAAAGCTTTTCACATATGTACCTGAATCCAAGTACAGCTCTGTCATACCGCCGGAGTTAGTTTGCGTCTGCTTCTGCAATAGCTGGACTGCCCCGACGGTCATGAATAACTCACCACGCCGGCCAAGGTTCGTATACGTATTCACGTCTTCGTTCACTCGCCCCATAAAAGCGAATGGGCGGTCCGTTGAGCAGATGAAACTATTCATCGCCTTACGCTTAAGCCAGGCCGCATTTTTATCACCGCCACTTCCGAGAAAATCGCCACCTTGAGCCATAGCGATCGACGCTGCGGGGATCGACTCGTAGTACGCCAACATTTCGCACAAGATGGCGTCCAGATCCTGAATGAGCGTATACCCAGCCTCCAGGTCTTTACCTACGCGGAATTGAAAGGCGGTGTAATCGTCATCCAGTTGGATGAAGTATTTGCACCCTACTTTTTTCGCAAGGTCGAAACAGGCGTTGCGGGCGTAGAAAATTGAACGCCGATCGCCGAAGTTGTCAGCCTCATCAAACCGACTGGCAATCTCCGATTTCGAGAAAGTAAGCACATTGTTGCCGAATTGCTCAATGTACTGCTGACGGGTTTTATCCTCGTCATCGATAACGATATAAACTTTCCCGGTGTATCCTTGTTTCCTCAACTGCCGGTAGGTATAAATTTTATCGGGCCGGCCATGCGTCAAAATAAACGCGCAGAAATCCTCACGCATCGCCGTTCTCCTCATCACCGTACACGATATCAACCATGTTTTTGGTCATGTGGACGAAACCATTCTCGATAGCCTGCCCGTAATCAATGATCACCAGGGCGGACTCTTCAAACAATGCCTGGATCCCCGCCGGTGCATTGGCGTAGTAATCGGCAATTTTGTTGAAGTTGAAAACAGTGTGGCGTTCTGCTGCGCACATCAAAAATGCTGCAAGCTCCTTGGGAAGATCTGCAGCCTTGATGTTCTTCAACAGGCTTCGCGTTTTTGTCTCATCGTACAGCTCAGAAATGGCCGGCGTAACTTCCGATGGTTCATAAACCGGCGTGTCGATTTTTGCTGTATACGGATCATCGCCCGCTTCCTGCGGCTCGTCATCCGCGAATAAAGCATCCAGCTCTGACTCATCAAAGCCAGTTAGCGAAATATCGAAATCCGCATCCAAGAGATCAGCCAGCTCCAGACGAAGCATATCGTCGTCCCAGCCTGCACTCAGTGGCAATTTATTGTCAGCGATGCGATATGCCTTTTTCTGCTGGTCATTCAAACCAGCCAGAACGATGCAAGGAACCTCATCAAAAACCAACAGATCAGCAGCCATCACCCGGCCGTGACCAGCGATAATCTCACCGCTTTCATCGATCAGCACCGGGTTTGTCCAACCGAACGCCTCGATGCTATCAGCGATTTTACGCACCTGCTCGTCAGTATGCGTACGGGAATTTCTTGCGTAAGCAATCAACGAATTGAGCGATCGATAGACAATCGCCAGCGCCGATTGATTTTTTTCTTTGGTCATTTCAGAGGATCCAATACTATGGCCCTGCTCTCGAGAGCAAGTGGGCCTTGGTTCATACTCATCATGACGAGTGTGTGGGTATGAATGGCTGTCGGTAGCTCCAACTACCGATGGCCGCCCACCTTCCTTTAGAATTTTCTGCTGACCTCTGGAATACCCACTCGGGAATACCGCCAACCACCATCTACGAATACAGATCGTTTATGCTGATTTTCTTTGTGGCCAACGCAAAAATTCAGAACAAAATAAAAACCACCAGCAGATAACGGTCAGGGTGACCAGGCAGGATCCGCCGGTGATTTTGCTTGCGCATTATCGATGGCACTCAGTGAATGCCATCTGTAATGCTATTCGCCTAAATCGCGTCGTGGGTGCTTTCCTTTTTCGTCAGCAGCCATGTTGAAGTATTCCCATGCCTTTCCATGCTCATGCTTAAGTTGCTGTTCATTCAGCTCGGGGGGCGAAATTTGAAACATCGGCTCATAGCCTTCTCTGATTGCGCCGGTGATGTACTCAATTTTCTCTGCTCGTTCTTGTTCGTTCATTAGTTCCTCCCGGCGGCCTTCCGCCATTGAATAAGCGTGGCCACCTGACCGGCACATATTGATAATGCCGTTTGGAGCGCCAGCGCATGACTGCCAATGTCGCCCCAGGTGTCGCCATGTAGCGTTGGCACCTCGCAGGGCTTAAATACGGACTCAGGGGGCAACAGAACGATAGGCTCCGGTGGTGGCGGTATCTCTTCCGCGCAAGAGGTCAAGAACAGCGACAGGAGCAGCGCGGCGAGCACACTCGTCGTTTTTAATGGCATCCTCATACTTCCTCTGGTAGATTTCGCCCCGCTGGCGCAGCTGCTGCTCTCTCCGTTGCTGTTCGGCCATCATTGCGCGATTACGGGCGTCATCCGCGCGCAATGTGGTGATCAGTCCTGCCTGCTGCGCCAGCGTCTTCTGCTGTTCTGCAACCTGCTGGCGAGCCAGATCCAGTCGCTGCGATAAAAGCGAGCTATAACCACCCAGGCAGATTGACGCCACCAGTAGGAGGAGTATTCCCCCGCCGGCCAGTTTTGAAATCCAGCCGCTCATTTGTCTAATCCCCAGCAAGCCAGCTCGGCCTCCTGATCACGCCGGACTATCTGCCCGTAGCAGTTATTCGAACGAATGCGGCAATCTCGGCCGCCATCGTAAATCCAGCGGCGAATTTCTCGGCAGGCACCGATGCGGTCGCCGGCATTCAGTTTTCTGTAGAATGTGGAGGTGAAGCATTTTCCGGGGCCGATGTTCCACGGGCAGAACGAGGCGATACCGACTTTTTGCGGTTCGGTCAGCGTTACCTTGACGTTCCGATCCACCCAATCGAGTGCCTTTTTCTGCTCGACTGCGTCAATCTGCTTGCACTGCTCAGCGGTCAGGCGCTGGCCCTTAACGACCTTTTGGCCGTTGACCATCGTCACACCGCCGCAAATTGTCCAGATGCCGACACCGTCCTGGTATGCAGTCAGGCGCTGGCCTTCTTTTTCATCCTGAAACTGCGACATCATGACCGGGGCCGATGCGCCGGCAGCAATCAACGCCAGCATAGCGGCGCTGAGTTTGGTTTTTATCGAAGCCACTACTCGCCCCCTATCAGGTCAACGTCCTGCGCGCTGATGTTCTTGTTTGAGCGGTCAATGAGGTACATTTTCAGCAACCTTTCTCGCCGGCATCGGAACCAAATACCCACAACGCACCCGATGACAGAGCTGAGGATGCCGACGAAAATACCGATCACCATCCACTCACTGGGCGAGAAATAATTTATTGCCCCGAGCAGCAGGCCAACCAACCAGCCGCCATGCGTGGCACTATCTGCGATTTTTTCCGGCATGGATTTCATCCTTCCCCCTCGCCGGGGCTTGGCCCGTTCATCGGGTTGTAAAACGAAAAAGGCCGCCAAATGGCAGCCTGTAATTGACGCGAGTTCTTGGTTTGTAATTGTCGCTGGTGGATCACTACCGATGGAAAACACCACCAGCGGCTGAAATCTGACCCACTAAAACGCAAAAACCCCGGCGAGTTAAGCCAGGGTCAAAATAGGTGCCGGTCTTTCCCGACTGTCACTTCACATCAGAGGGGCGCACTCAAAATCCCAGGTGAAGGATTCGATAGTGCATATCAAACTGAATGCGCCTTTCTGAGGCGCTTCCCAGCCACTCCGGGGATCCCTTCATCGCAGGCTGAAAAGCATTTTCTGGAGCGGTCAGCGGGAATCGAACCCGCATCATCAGCTTGGAAGGCTGAGGTAATAGCCATTATACGATGACCGCATTGGTCCGCCATCGAGGCCTCGAACCCCGTACCTACAACTTAATGGTCGTT